TCCAAAATTTATCGAACTCTCCGGGTGTTTCTATGGGTGTTTCTATAGGGTGTTTCATGGGTCGTGAGAGTCGCCCCGTACCCGTCGCAGATGTCGCCTCGTCGCCGTCGTGAGTGTCGCCCCGTTTTTCTTTACGCGGCGGTAATTTGTCGCCCCGTAGTTTATTTAACACAATCGTATACCGGTGCGGCCTTCGGTCATCCCGGCAATTAGCCGAGCCGCCTCCCCTTTTTTCTACCCATAGGTAACCTTTTGTTACCAGCTCGTTGATGCTTCGCTGGACTGTTCTTACATTGCAGCTTGCCCGGGTTGCAATCGTTTGCTGACTAGGCCAAGCATTATCCCCTTCGTCAGTAGCATGGTCAGCAATTACTAGCAGAATCATCTTCTCTGTAGTCGGTAAATTTGTCCTCCACACTTCGCTCATCACCCGTATGCTCATTTGCCACCTCTTCTATTTCTTCTCTCGAAATTCCATATTTAGTTAAATGCGCGATTGCCTGTTCCCGCAGCTGTGAATTATCTTTTTTCTTTAAGGCATTTCTTTCTTTTGTTAATAACCCGCCCCACATTCCGTAATTCTCATTACCCATCGCGTAATTGAGGCACTCTTTCCAAATTGAGCAGCCGCCGCATATTCTTCTTATTGCCTCCGGGTTTAACCAATCCGCAGCTGCTCTGTTTTCTTCTAATATATAAAATAGATTAAGAGGAGCGCCTGAGCATTCCCCTTTTTTCCATTCTATTTCGTCGTACCCGGACACCCGGTTACCCCACTCGCATCGTAATAGTTGCAATAGTTAGCGCAAAATCCTGACCATTTTTCCGGAGCCGGCGCTTCGTTTTTTTCTGCCATTTCTTTTACTTCGTCTAGCCATTGAATTGCTAATAACGCAGCTGCTTCGTCATATGGTTCTTTGTGGCTTCTAATATCCGCCATATCCCCATCTCTTGCCACCGCTACTAGCGATACTTCTTTTACTTCATACCCGTTTTTAGAGAGCAAATATCCGTACAGTTGTACTTGCCACCTTTGCTGCTCGCTCGGAAAGTAGCGTAGGCTTTTTTTCTTTGTCGTTTTCCAATCTACCACTAGCCCTGCATCTTTAATAAATAAATCACAATGGCCTTTTAATCCTTTGTATTCGAACGCTTGTTCGATTAAAAAATTCTCTCCAAACGGGTCTTCTCTTTTAATTGCTTCGGCAATTCCGGAATGTATAAAAGTACCCAGTATTGCCGCTAGGCTTTCGGTGTCCGGGTTTGTCTTCGGCGCTTCTTGCAGCTGGTAATAAACTTGCCGGCGGCAGCCTCCAATGCTTGACGGACCCACTTCAACTTGTTTGCTTCGGTCTCTATTTTTATCGTACGCATTTAGGCTTTTAACCAATAATTCATTTAGGTCTATCATCGCTTTTCCAAATCGTTAGTAGTAATACATCAGGTTGTAACGGGTCTATATCAAATACCTTAGCCACTTCTTCCGCGATTACATGTCGCCAGTAATACTCGAATTCGTGCGCCAGCACTTCCCAAGCATTTACCCCTGTTCCGCCCGACACATTTTTTAATCCTGAATCGTGGACAGTTACTTCCCTTGCGTCTTGTCGTATGAACGCGAGCGCTTGGTCGTATAAATGAATTTTCTCAATCATGCATTTGCCCGAATATTTTTAATGCTGCTCTAATAGACGCGTCATCGAGTTCCGGGTGTTTTTTCTTGTATGCGTCAATAAATGATTGAGCCAAATCCTGCGTTAATTTTTCTTCTTCCGGCTCGCTCATTTACATTCCCAACAATAATTTAACGCTCTTAATTCTTTAGGAGTTAATTCAATCCATTTTCCACAATGAGCGCATTGCACTTTTTTTAATTCTTCGCTCATACTTCCATGCTCGCTCTCACAGAAACAGAAATACTTCTTGCTATATCTACTTGAGTTCGTATTCGGTTGCTGTTTTCTTTTGCAGCTTTGACTTCCGCTTCCGCTATTGCTAATGCCCGGCGCAAATCTTGATTTTCTACAATCGCTGTCGCCTCTCCTAGCGCTACAGTCATCTTTAAATCCGGGTGCGAGTTTTTAATCTTTGATTTAGCCATCGCAATCTCATATTCCGCTTTTGTAGATTGATATTTGTGTTCCGTCGTAGCGAAATATTCATGCGCTTCGTCTACCAATTTACTTAGGTCGTAGAGCCGCTTTTCTACTTGCGCCGGCGTAACTATATTACTGCTCACCTTCGGCCTCCTCTTCGTCCAGCTCTGTAACGCTCTCCGCTACATCAGCCATTGTAGGTTCAGGCACCAATTTAATATGATTTGGATTGCGCGTTTCCCCGGCTTTGAGTATTACTTTAGCCGTATCGCTCATCAAGTCCATTTGGTCTACTTCTAATTTGTACCCGGCTTTTTCTAGAGCCACCGCTAAGTTATATTCACTCACTCCCAGCTGTTCGGCCACTCGGTATACCGAAACTTCTTGATGATTTACCGCCACAATCCAACCCATAGGCGGATTAAATTTTTTACTTTTATCGCTCATAGCAGCATTCCCTCCTCGGTCGCTATCCAAACTATGCAATCATTTCCTTTATCATTTTTTCTAGTGCGCCCTGAATCGCTTACTAATTTATTTTTTACTAGGGAGCCGCGTGTAGGCCGAATTGTATTACCATCCATGCGTAATACTTTTTCTAATTCTTGGTCTGTCGCTCCTACTAATCCCGTAGCCACTATAAAATCGTAGACCTTCCAAGTAATAGAACCTATCTTCGGTTCAATCTTGCGTTTTGCTTCAATAGATGTTCGCTGTAACATTACATCCACCCTTTGTCGCCGGCTAGTTTTACTAGCGCGTCTTTTAATGTAGTTCCCTCTACCGGCACTTCCAAGATTTCTTTATGCGTGTTCCAAAATGTAGTTGCCTCCGGTTTGCTTGCCAATATCGCAACTTCATTCATAGCCAATTTAGCAGCTGTGATTTGTTCCGGCGCATAGATTTTCGGCTCTTTACTTTTTATTGGTTTGCGCGGTTCGGCTTGGTATCGCTCTACTTTTTCCAGCTCTTCCCGGCTTGGTCGTTTGCCCTGTGAAGCGTAATTACAGTTTGCTAGGCTGCGACCCAAAGATGAGGTCTCGCAATTTTCTAGTGCTGATGTTCGGTTTACCGGCGACGCTCCAACAATCTCTTCCGCGTATCCTGTTGCCGTAGGGTTAATGTCATCTTTGTCAAAATAAATTTCAGAATAAACAATAAAACTTCTTTCGTCGCGGTATTCGAGTTTTGTCGCAATCCGGCCATTTGGGTGGTCTGCCCAAAACTTTGCCAATCTGCTTTCGACTGTCTCGTACTCGTCGAGGTTAAATTTTCCAGCCATTTTCTATGCCTTCTTCCATTTTTGGGTTCACCTATTGGAACCTGTTGGCGCTAATTCTGCCTTACTTTCTGAGATTATGGTGGCTTTGTGTAATCTTATTTTTTTGCGTGTCGTATGAGAGGATTGCTTCATGACCACACTCATAGCAGTCCAGCACGCAGATTGGTGTTTAATCGCCGGCGACTCCCAAACCACTTCGTATCACCTTTCTGCCGATTGTTCTCCAATGGGTAAAATCGCCCGCAACGGTAAGTACCTTGTAGCCGCCGCTGGTCTTGTCCGGGGTATGAATTTAATTCAGCATTCTTTTAATCCTCCTCCGCCTCCCCGTTCCAACCTTGATAAATTTATGGTTACTCAATTTGTGCCAGCTTTGCGCAAGTGTTTTCAGGCCGCCGGTTACGATATGAAAGATGATGGCGATGTCGCTCAACATGATAATGAATTTTTAATAGCCGTTCAGGGTGTTATTTATCTTATAGATGAGGCTTACGGGATTGAGCGTACTTCCAATAATGTTTATGTAACAGGAACCGGTATGGAGTTAGCCCTCGGCGCTGCCCATGCTCTTGGTATTTCTGAAATTGACGATTGGGAAGAAGCCGTATCTGTCGTTGAAGCAGCTGTGGAGACCGCTATTAAATACGATATTTATTCCGGCGGTTCAGTTCAATTCGCTTTGCAAGATACTTCCGGGAAGTCTTGGATTACTAATTAAGGTTGCCCGCCCCAGCCGCCTCCGTGAAATATTGCCGGTACTGCTTGTATAACTTTTTCCATTTTCTTTTTACAGGTCGGGCATTTTAATTTATGTTCTTCTTTGAAAGTGAAATAATGCTCTTCCAACCGTAAACATCCCGGGCATTTAAATTCGTAAAATGGCATTAGTCCAACCAAACTTTATATCCAGCCGTTACTCGGCCTTTTACCGGGTCAATGAAGTGTAATCTCTGACTTGGCGTAGCGCTAGCCGCAAGCATTACCCCTGCGTATCTATTGTCGCTTTCAGTACTTCCCGTTTGATATACCGACCCTTGTCCGTTAGCCATCGCCCATTCTGCGTGCGTATGGTAATGCCCAATATACACATCTCTAAAATCCCAAGGGTATGAACCTGAGCGCCAGCGGTTAGCGTGTTGCACGATTGCCCCGGGTGAGGCAAATCCATTACGCCCTACTTCGTCGCCATGTATGAGCAGCGCTTTGTAAGTACCTATTTCTACTCTTTGTATGTCTTCCGGGCAGTCTTGCCATGTTAGGCGTTTTTCTCCTTGTAGCAGCTGCTTTGCCAATTCATAACACATTCTGTCGAAGTTATCCGAGCGCGGCACATTATCTCTTTTAGAACCAATCCGGCCGTGATTTCCCCATTCCGGAACTACTGTTACTTTCTTGTAGTTAGCGAGCGCAATTCTTACCACATCCACGCATAACCGGCTTACATTTACATATTGCTCGAATAGTGTCGCGTCAATTTCGAACGCTTGGCTAGGGAAGTTAAATAGCCCTTCAATCATATCTCCTCCAAAGAGGATAAATACTTCTTCTACTGGGTGGTCAGCTCTGTGTATATCTGTAATTTTAATTGCTTTTTCCGTGAACGCCAATACTCTTTCCCGCATTACCACGCTGTTATATGTTGTAGTTTTCTTTGCCCCTTGCCAATCCGTCAAATGCCACAACGCCACTTCGGGTTTCTTTTTATTTTTTTCTAATTTTGGTTCCGGTACATTTTCTATTTTGCCAGCTGCCAGCGTTGCGTCGTAGGCCGCTGTATGTGTCGCCGCCACAAGGTCATCTACCTTTTGTTTTGTTTCCATTAGTTTCTTTTGCGTGCGCATTAGCGCTTTCCGCAATTCAATTACATCGCTGCTTTCAATTCCTTCGGGCAGCTCGTCGAATTTATCCTGTAGGCTCATCGCTCATCGCAATCTCTCGGCCGTGAATTGTGTATCCTAATTTATCTTGCCAAGAATCTTCGTGCGCCGGATTAGCCACGCATCTTACGCTTTTATACGCGTCAAGCATTAGAGCAACTTGCCACGCCGGAATATCGTCTATATGTAATAGCGCTCCCCAAATTCTTCCCGTAATTGCGAAATTAGTATGCGCGTCGCCGTAAATTTCTTGGCGTTCATCTAAAATTGCATCTATTTTTTCGGACATTTACAACCGCCAATCCTGTGTTTGCGTATAGATTCATTGCTGCTCTTGTAGCCTTCTTTTCTTAATACCATAAGCACTTCATTTACTGAATATCCCTTTGCCCACGCTTCGTCTAATGCCTTTTGGTCTTCGGGTGTTAATGAATCGTATAACGCTTGGTAAGCGCAATAAAATGGATTAGTGCGTTTTGAGGTATGTTGCCTTATTTCTTCTAATCCTTTTGCTATTCCCAGATTGCCTCCTTACCCACATCTTATCCACAAATGAGAAGAACCTCTAGCCGCCTACCCGGACTAGAGGTTCTTTTCTATTCAGTTTTTATCCGTTATGCGGATTTCTTGATTGCCTTCTTTTTT